GGCTGACGTAGTAGAAGAACATGACCACCAGCAGCGTGTTCATGAGCACCATGGCCAGCACGAGAGGCTGCTGCTTCAACGCGTCGATGATGCCGCGCGCGGTCTGTCCGGCTTCTTCGGAGATACTTGGACTCATGGCTGCTCCTTGGGTTGCTTGGGTTTGAGCAGCGTGGCCCGCTGCGCCGCACGATCGGCCATCAGGTCGTAATCGGCCGCGATGCGCAGCATCTTCCCGCGCGAGACTTGGTCGCGCATGTTCTCGGCCACCGTGCGCGCCTCTTCGGCCCGATTGCGCCAGTGCTCGGGGTCGTCGAAGATTTTCGGCGGCGTCGTCATGCTTGCGGCTCGGCGGCGCCGATGAGCTTGACGATCGCGCTGCCGGGCGGCGACACCGTGATCGTGATGGTGGCAACGCCAGGGGTCGGCGGCTCTGGCGCCGGAGCGCGCTCGACGAGCGCCTGCACCTCGCGCAGCATGGCGTCGGCATCGGCGCGCAGCTCGGCCTCGTTGCGGTTGATCGGCCCCCAATGCTGGCGCAGATAGCGCATGCCGAGCGCGGTGACGAAGCAATGAAAGGCTGGCGCGTATTTGCTCAGGAATTGATATTTCGCGCCATCGCCGGAGCCATAGTTACCGAGGTCCGACGACTTCGGGTTCACGCCTTCGCAGAACACCTCGAGAAAGCCGTTCGGGTTGCCCCAATAGGCCGACAGCAACGGCGGGATCAGGCTCGTGCACGAGCGGATATTCCATGAGGTCTGGAACAACCCGGCTTCCGCCGTATCGGCCGAGACGTTGCTGGCGGATTGATCGCGCCCCTCGCAATAGCGCCCGCTCGACTCGCGCATGCCGAGCCCGAGGATCAGCGCGAACAGATGCCGCAGCGTATCGACACCGCTGGTCGTGTTGCTCATGCCGAGCGACTGGAACTGCGAGCGATACCAGGACAACGCGTCGGTGTTGGGGTCGCCGCGATCCTTCTGCGCCATGGCGGCGACGCCCTCGTCGCCCTCCGCGAGCAACTGCACCGCGAGGCCGAAGCAACAGGCCACGCCCGCGGTGTAGCCCTTCGGCGCCTTGCCGCGGTCCTTCCAGCTGTAGCGCGCGATCGCGGACTCGTCGGCGAGGTCCATGATCGCGCTGATGGTGTCCTGGTCGAGGCCGTCGCTGCCGACGAGTTTGCGGGCATCGAGATCGTCGAGCGCCGCCCACGTTTGCGGGCCGACCACGCCGTCGACGCCGAGCCCGCAGGCGGCCTGATAGCCTTTGACCGCAGACTCGGTCACCGCGCCGAACTGCCCGTCGGCGGGGATGCCGAGGATGCGCTGCACCTCCGCGACGTCGGCCCCGCTGTCGCCCTGCGAGAGCGTGCGCCGCTCAGGCGGCACCGGAACGTTCGGCGGCAGGGCCGGAATGTCGGGGAGGTCCGCCTCATCGATGCCGGAGATGGCCGACGCGATCGCCGCGCAGATCGCATCGAATTTCAGGTCATAGATATCGGCATCGGCGCTCGAATCGACAAAGCACGTCTCGATCAGGATCGCCGGCTCGTCCGTGTTGTTGAGAAAATAGAGATCGGTGCGCTTCTTCGGCCCGCGATCGATCAATCCCGACGCGCGGGCGATGCTGGTCGCGACCGTGTCGGCCAGCTCGCCCTGCGTCACGTACAGGCATTCGGTGCCCATCGGCTTGCTGGTGGTCTCGTAGGCGTTGAAATGCACTGACACGTCGAGGTCGCGGTTCTGCGCGTTGTGATAATCGACGATGCGCTCAAGGTTTTCCGACTGCGACTTGCTCACGTCGTCGTGGAACGTCTTCACGCTTACGTGCGACGCCGTCAGAATGTCAGCCACGCGGTTGACGACGCGGCGCGCCTCGTCGACCTCATCGAGATAGCCCGAGGCGCCACGCACATATTTGCAGTGGCCGGAGGAAATGACGATCGATGTCATGGCTTTCCTTTCCGAAGCGCCCGGCGGGCCTTTCGCTGCTGCAAGCGCTTCAAGGTTTCGAGCGCACGCGGCCCTTTGAGGCGATCGTAGATATCGCGCGCGAACTTGCGCGCTTGCTGACAACCGCGACAGGTCATTGATGGGGCTGCAGAAACAGCAAGACGGTCTAGAGCAGAAACCAGACGACGACGGCAGCGCCGATGCCGCTCTCAACCGCAACGGCGAGAGCGAATACCGAAACCAGGATCATCGCGATCGACCCCAGCAACATTCCGGTTTCGTCTTGCATACCAGCCGTCGTCCCACAGCGTCATGAGCAGGCGGAAATACTCGTCGTAGCGCGGCCCGATCGCTTCGAGCGAATAGTGTGCCATGGTGTGCTCACGGATGCGCATCGGATCGAGATGCTTCACCAGCTCCGCGGCGTCGAGAAATTGCTGAAACGTGCGGCAGCGAAAGCCGGTCTTGCCCTGCACGACGGTTTCGGTGAAGGCGCCCCAATCGCTGGTGATCACCGGCGTGCCGCACGCCATCGCCTCGACCGCGACGTTGCCGAACGGCTCGATGTAGATCGTCGGCACGAACACCGCAGTGGCGTGCGCCATCAGCCGGCCGCGGTCGTGCGGCCCGACCACGCCGACATATTCGCCGTAGCGCGGCGGGGTGCCCTGGCCGGCGATCTTGAGCCGCTTGCCCAAAGTCTCGCACACTTCAATTGCGATGCTGAAGCCCTTGCGCTCGACCAACCGGCCGATGAACAGGTAATAGTCTTCCTTGCGCCCGGCGAACGGAAAGCGCTCGCGTTCCAGATAGCCGGGGATCACGGTATCGAACCATTGCCCGTCGGCGCCGTAGGCCGTGTATTGCTGGCCGTAGACCATGTGCATCCAGGCATAGGACTCGAACACGCGATATTTTGAGAACGTGCCGGCGTAGCCGATGCCGAACTCGACCGCCATATGCTCGGGAAATGCTTCCGCGATCGACTGATGCGCGACGCCCGCAATCAGGCAGATGAAGTCGCGCGGCCTGATCCGCTGCTTGATCGCGATCACGGCCATGGCATTGAACTTGCGCCAGTGCGGCAGCCGCGTGTCGAATGATGCCTCACAATAATGCGCGGCGCCGACCGCCTGCGCGCGGTCGCTTTCCGAGATGCAACTCACGTGCTCGTCGCAAGGCGCCTCGTTGTCATCGCCCGAATAGAGAAAGACCGTGTGGCCAAGGTCCTTCATCATGCGGCAGAACTTGCGCACCTTCTCGGTGTAGGCGCAGGCCCCAAAGGCCAGCGTCGTTTGCGTATGCGGAAGGGAGACGACGTGAAAGCGCATCATCGCAGCAACACCAGTCCCGAGCGGGCCCAATGGGTACCGGGCGAGCGGCGGCGCGTATCCTCGCTGATCGCTTGATCGAAGCGGAAGCCGCGCGCAACCATGCGCTCGATCCAATACTCTGCCGGCTGGCAGTTGACGTGGTGATAGCCGCCCTGGCCGGGGAACGCGTGCGTCATCAGCACCGCCTTGCCCGCGAGATCGAACACCCGGAGGAAGCGCTCCATGTATCGCTCTTCGACATGCTCGACGAACTCGCACGACCACACCACATCGACGCCGAAATCGACGATGCCGTCGAGCACGTCCTGCGTGAAATCATGGATCACGAAGCGCGTCGGCTCGACGATGCCGGCGTCGCGCGCTGCGACCATTCCCTCGATGCCGGTCGCAGTCACGCCGCGGTCGAGGAAATACTTGAGCGCGTGGCCTTCGCCGCAGCCAAGGTCGATCAGCGTCCGCGGCGCGAACACCTTGATGATCCAGTCCCACACCTCCGGGCACCACGTCCACGGGTCACCGTGCGGATAGTCCGGCGTGCTCCTGATGTAGCCGCCGAGATGACGATCGGTGACGAATTGCGGAGTCACAGCAGAACGTCCGGAACGATTGCTTTCAGCTCTTCTGGGGTCATCGCGGCATCGATGCGCGGGTCTTGCGGCGCGTCACGCAACGCTTGCTTATAATCGCGGACCGCCTCTTTCGTCGCCGTGTCGCCGGCCTCATCTGCCTTCGCATAATCGACATCGGCCTCCGCAAACAGCGGCGCGCGCGCCCTGCGCAGAGCGTTGCGGTGGATTTCGCGCGCCTTCGTCATGTCAACCGCGATCTGCGCACCTGCTTTGCCCGCGACGTGCGACCATGCATCGCGAAAGTATCGATCTTGTGGAATTGTCGCAGGATCGATCGGAGCATGAGAAGCGACCTTGGCTTGCTCTGCCGACGGCCATTTCGCGATCTCTTCCTCGGCCGTGACGCCGTCGAGAGCGATGATGATCGCGACGCTGCCGTCTTTTCGATTGACCACGAAGTGCTGCATCAGGGCAAATCTCCGTAGAAGACGCATGCATAGCCCAACGGATCGGTAAATACGCTGTTTTCAATGTGGCGGATGGCGCACGAGCCGGTCGTGGGAGAGCTGTAGTCGGTGTCGTTGCTCGTGATCACCGCGGACGGCGCGGAAACGGCAGCTATGGCATAGTTGGCCGATGAAAAGCTCGTGCTGAAATTGATAGTGATGATGCCGACGCCGGTGTCGCTGACGCTGGAAACATTCCAATTCGCCGCCAGCGTTGGCGTGCCGCCGCTGACCGTGACGAATGCCCATGCCTTGGCAGCGGCCGGATTGAATTTCTGCCGCAACGGCGTGACGAAAACAGATGTCGAGGTGGCGGCTTCCTGATCGGCCTGTGTGGCAACAGCACTCGGACCCGTTGGTCCAGTTGGTCCGGTCGCCCCGGTGGCGCCGGCGGCGCCGGCAGCACCTGTACCGCCTGTGCCACCAGTCGTGCCAGTCGGACCGGTCGGACCAGTGGGGCCGGTCGCGCCAACATTGCCGACATCGCTTTCAATGATGTAGACGGCGAGATTGTTGGTGAGCGTTCCACCGGAGCCGATCGAGCTGATTGGGACCGTGTCCCAGGTGCCGTTATCGGTTCTCGCGCCGGTGACATAGAATTCCCAATAGTTGGCCGGCGTGACCGGATCATAGATGCGAACCCTCGCCTTGTTCGGCGATGTGCTCGTACCCCACGCTGCGATCACCGCAGCGAGCGCTTGGCTTGTCGCGCTCGTCTCGGAAATGTAGAGCGATGTGGCCGAGGCAAGCGTCGCGTTATTGCACTTGACGTTGCCCGAACCCGGATCGCTGTTCGTGGTCGCCGTCAGCCAATTGTACGAATAGTCGGCCGATCTCCCGGTCGCGCCGGTCGCTCCGGTCACGCCGCTTGGTCCGGTCACCCCCGTCGTGCCTGCGCCAGTCGGCCCGGTTGGCCCGGTCGGACCAGTTGCGCCGACACCTCCCGCAGCTCCAGTTCCGCCGGTTGGTCCCGTCGGCCCCGTCGGACCAGTCGCGCCGGCGGGGCCTTGTGCCCCTGATGCGCCGCTTGGTCCGGTCGTGCCGGTCGGCCCAGATATGCCCGCACGGACGATTCCCAAAAGGGTCGGCTGGCCGCCATTGAGCGCATTTCCGGCCGACAGAAAGGTGACCGGCAGCTCGATGTAGCCGGTTTTGAAAACCGGATCGCCGCTCAAGTCATAGCGCGCATAAGCGGTCGCATCGTTCTTGTCTTGCACAACGGCGCGATCGCCCGCGTGAAATAGCGTGAAGTAATTCGAGACATCGATTCCGGTGCTGGTGAGCTTATCGATCCAAATCTTGGTCGCTGCCGATGCGCTCGCATCGTCGAACCTGATCTGATTGGAGCCCGGCGGCTCGGTCGTGGCGGCCGAAAAAGAGTATTCGAACAAGCTGGTCGAACCGCCCGCCGGCCCCGTCGAACCAGTCGGTCCGGGTGGTCCGGTAGTGCCAGTGACACCGATACCGGTTGGCCCGGTCGCGCCCACGGCGCCCTGTGGGCCGGTCGGCCCGGTCGGACCGGTGGCGCCCGTAACGCCGGCACCGGTGGGGCCGGTCGCTCCTACCGCGCCGGCCGGTCCTGACGGTCCCGTGGGTCCAGTTGGTCCCGTGGCACCCGTGACGCCGGCGCCAGTTGGACCCGTCGCGCCTGTCGCGCCCGCGGAGCCCCCGGAGCCTTGTGGGCCTGTCGGCCCCGTGGCTCCAGTTACACCAGCGAAACCGATTCCGCCGCTCGGGCCTGCTGGTCCTGTCGGCCCCGTGGGTCCGGTGGCGCCCATCACTCCCGTTACGCCGGTCGGTCCGCTCGGTCCGACCGGACCAGTTGCGCCGGTCGCTCCCGCATCGCCCTTGTCGCCGGTGTCGGTTTCGGCAACCACGACGGCGAGGTTGTTGGTGAGCGTGCCGCCGCTGGCGATGTGAGTGATGGGAATCGTGTCCCAGGTGCCGTTATCGACGATGGCACCGGTGACGTAGAATTCCCAATAGGTCGAAGGCGCGGCCGGATTGACGATCTTGACGCGCGCGCGCTTGGCCGACGTCGGATCATCCCACGTCGTGATCAGCGGACCGAGCGGGACCGAGCCGCCCGCGGTCTCGGAGATGTAGAGCTGCGTCGCGGACGCCAGGACGACATTGTTGCACTTGACGTTGCCAACACCCGGATCGGCAGCAGTCGTCGCGGTGAGCCAATTATAGTTATAGCCGTTCGAAACGCCGGCCGGCCCGGTGGCGCCGCTCGGGCCAGTCGGGCCTTGAACGCCGTTCGCACCTGTTGCCCCCGTCATGCCGGTGGCACCGGCGAGACCTCCCGGACCCATCGGACCAGTTGGGCCGGTCGGTCCGGTGGGGCCGATCGGGCCGCCCGCCGGCCCGGTGGCACCGGTTGCGCCAGCGACACCGTCGTGGCCCGGTTGACCCGCGACGTTGATCTGCCAGTCCGAGAACGTGCCGCTGCCCGATTTCCAATCGAGCGCGAGGACGAGGTTGCGGTCGGCGTCGTAGGACTGGACGACGCCTTCCATCCATTGGTTGCTGCCGCCCTTGACGCTCGCGCGCAACCGCGTGCCGGGGGCAAATTCCAGCGCGTATTCGTTGATGACGAAGGTCGCCGTGCCCAAATCGGCGAGCGTCGCCGTCGATTGGCTGGTGCCGGCGAGCACCGGCCCGCGCGGAGCGTACGGCGCGGCGACGGCGATGGCGGTCGGCGCGAGCTGCGAGGGGTCCAACGATTTCTTGACCATCACGCGCCCCGCGAATCGCGCCAGCCCCAAACCGCGACGTCCAGGGCCGCGGCGGCCGAAAAGGCGCTGACGCGTGTGCGAATCTGCTGCGAGGTGTTGGTCCTCACAGAGAGCGGAGTCGAGCTGTACACGGTGTCGAGGCTGGAAATGATGGCGTTGGAATCGCCCAAACCCGTCGGCAACACGTCGGTCATGAAAAGCGGCGTGATGCGCGCGAAAACGGTGAAGTTGCTGTTGGCGCTATCGTTCAGCAGTCCGATGCTGACCAAGGCATCGACCACGACGCCCAGCGGCACGCTCGGGAGCGCTCGCGTGACCGCGGCGGTGGTGCCGACGTTGGTCACGCTCACGTCGAGCACCTGCGTCGCCCAACGGAATTCACTGCCCGACTGATTGAACGCCAGGATGGCCGATGAGCCGTCGGTCTTGATCGAGCCGATGCGCCGTTCTTTGGTGTAGCTCGTCGGCATCGTCGGCGCGGACGGCGACGTCGAGAACAGAACATCGACCGCGTTCGTGTCGGTGCGCTGAATGAGAAAGACGTGATACCACGTGTTCGCCGTGATCGTGCCGCTGTCAAGCCCGCCGTTGTTGTTGCCCGATACGAACGCGCTCACGGTTTTGCTGATCGCTGACGACAGGGTCATCAGCGTCGTGTTGTCATCCGACATCGCGCCGCCGACGGCGATGTCGATCTTGGTGTTGGGCGATCCCGAATTGTTGGCGAGCGTGAGTCCGGTCAGGAATGTCGGCGCTATCGGCCCGGTCGGGCCGGTTATACCCGTGGCGCCACTCGGGCCGGTTGGCCCGGTTGAGCCGATCGTGACCGGGCCGGTGACACCGGTGGCGCCGGCGGGGCCGGTGGGGCCGGTCGCTCCGGCCGGGCCGCTCGCGCCCGTTGCGCCAGTCGGCCCGCCGCTGGGGCCGGTCGGCCCGGTGGCCCCGGTTGGGCCGGTCGGCCCTGCAATGCCCGGCGGGCCGCTCACGCCGATGGGGCCGGTTGCGCCAGTGACGCCGCTCGGCCCCGTAGGGCCGCCAGCAGGGCCGGTTGCTCCGGTCACGCCTACCGTGCCAGGGGTGCCCGACGGCCCGGCTGGCCCGGTTGCACCTTGCGGGCCGGTGACACCGGTGGCGCCGGTCGGGCCGGTGGGTCCGCCGGCCGGACCCGTGGCGCCCGTCAGGCCAGTGGTGCCGGTTGCGCCGGTCAGCCCTTGCGGCCCCGTGGCGCCGACCGGGCCATAGGGCGCCGCGGTTGCGACCGACGATGGGATCAGATCGCCGTCAACAGTCTCGGCCGCTTGCCGCTTGAGCGTGACCGATCGGATCGTCATCGCGTGATGCCCTCGACGATCTCGAGGTCGATCTCGACGACCACGCGGGTGTTCTCGTCATCGCTGCCGCGGATATCGGCGTAATAGATCCCGGGCAATTCGCCGGTCACCATCGCCATCGGCACGTTGATGATGAGGAAGCCGAAGTTCGGCGGATCGCCGATGAGCAGCGTGCCGTCTTTCGTCGAGGCCCGGATGATGACCTCGTGATCCTCGGGCTGGCGCCGCACCTCCATCTCGAAATAGATGCCGCGCAGGTCGAGCTGCGGCTGGCTTGGATCCGAGCCGTCCACGAGGAACAGCAGCGAATCGACCCAATCCTCATTGGTGCCGGTCTGAACTTCGATCGAGACCAGCGGGATCGCGAGCAGATTGGTCTGCATGTTGCTTTAAGCGGGCGGGATGTAAACCGGCGGAATCTTCGTCGGCCAATGACTGTCGTCGGTGGGATCGAGCGGTAGGCCGGAGACCATCGCGTCGGACGATTGCCGCACCGAATTGACGTAGTTCCAGCCGGCGTCGGCGGCCGCCTTGCGATCCTTGGCATCCGTCGGCCAGGCTTCCGTGTCGGCACCGAATTTCGTGATGCTCGCGACCGCGTCGGCCTGCGCGTTGCTTTGCGAATAATCGGGGAAAGCTTCGCTGATGCGGCGCTTGGCTTCGGCGTTGGCGATCACCTCCGCATGCGAGCGCCAATTGGCCGCCAGCACGTAGCCGGGAACATCCTTCGAAGGAACGACGGCGCTGTCGGGCACCGTCATCAGCGCGAGGTTCTCGCCGAGACGCGATAGATCGCGAATGATCGTGCCGTCGGGGTAGTACCCGATGACCATAGGCTGTTGCTCGCCGAGATCGGCGCGAGGCACGATAACCTGCATGATTTCCCCTTGGCTTTAGCCGGCTTTGACCAGCGAACCGTTGTTGCCGGGGCCGCCATTCGTCGCTGGCGACGACGTGCCCCAAGTCGAGCCAGTGGCATTCACCTCCGAGAGATCGAAAGCGTAGACGTCTAGAGTCGCGTTGCCGGTGAACGCGGAGCTGCCGACCAGCATGCCACCAAGCTGGCCCGCGATAGCACCGTAAGTGCCGTTCATCTGGCCTTGGCACAGCCTAAAAAAATAAATCTGCGAGCCGGTTGCCGATTCGTAGCCCGACCAGGCGTTGCCATAACTGCCGCAAGTATCGAGCACCATCGATGCATTGGTGCTGCAACACCAACCGTCGGTGAAACAGCCGCACGCGTAGGAGTTGGTCGCATCAAGCGATGACTCGATCGCGACATAACCGAAGCTGCCGCTGCCCCACACGCAAACGGTGTCACAATAGATATTGCCGCCGCGCGGTGGATTGATGCCGGCAACCTGACCAGCATTCGATGACGCATACACATTCTCGCCGGTAATCAGCAATTGCTTATAAGTGATGCGGCCCGGCCCGGTATGCTGTAGCCCGCAAAGCTGCGCGTTGGTGAAATGAATTTCGGTGCCGAACCGCGCGCGCAGCATGGCGATATTCGTCGCCGAGTCCGCCGCGCGCGCAGCCGAGCTGTTGCCGGTCTTGGCGAAGTCGGCCTGGCCCGGCGCGGCAGCCAGCATCGTGCCTTGCATGACGATCCGATTGGCGTCGACGTGATAGGTACTGATCGGCGAAAACACGCCAGTCCCGAGCTGGATCGTCACCGTGACGTTGGGCGGGATGCGCTTGCGGCCGAGCGCGCTGAACACGGCTGCCGGCGTCGCGAATTGCGACGACGGCACGTTGAGGGTGACGTTCTGCGTTATCGAGACGTTGGGCGCGACGTAGAAGCGGGTGCCGTCATAGCTCAGGATCAGGATGTCGCCGGCACAGATGTCGGATGGCAGCAGATCGCCGCCGCCGAGCGCATACACCTGCTTGGCGCCAAGCGACTGCACGTTGATGGTCGTCGGGCCGGTGTTCGTGTTTGCGGCCTTGACCATGCAGATGAAGCCAGCGACCAGCTGCGAGCCGGTGACGGCCGGCGAGAAATTTGCGGTGATCAGATTGGGAGTCGGCGAACTGTCGACCGTGTAAGGGACGTTGATGTAATAGACGGTCGAACCACCGCCGCCGGTGCCGGTGCCGCCAAAATTGATCGCCTGGAAATTCGTACCATCATAGACCAGCTCGACGATGTCGCCGGCATAGAAATCATTTGCCGCGAGCTGCGCGCCGCCTGGTTTCTTGATCTGCACGCGGCCGGCGCCGGCGTCGATGGTCGCCGGGCCGGTGATCGTATTTTTCACCTTGACGCGCAGCGGCAGGCCGACGGTGTAGCTCGTCATCGGCGGATCGTAGGCGACCGAGAGCGAGTTGACCGAGCCGGAATCCTCGGCATAGTTCATCCGTTGCGAGCGGACGCCCTTCGCCATCTGCGCCAGATCGTTCTCCTCGGGAGTGATGATGCTTTTCGAGATGACCGCCACGATCTCGCGCATCGGGTTTTCGAACGCCGCCGCCGGCGGGATCGAGCCTTGGCGCGCCTGGCTCGGATCGCCGTTGATGTAGTGCGCATCGGGATCGCTGATGCCATACGGCTGCACATATTTCATTGTCCGACCCCTAGGGGGTTCCCTGCATCGGTCCGCCGAATGCGAGCGACGAGAAATCCATGGTCAGATACGTCTGTGCGGGCTTCCACCGGTTGAGCAGGCATTGCAGTTCTTCCGGGACCGCGAACTTGAGATGCGGGTCGACGCCGGCCTGGCCGCTGCCGGCGCGGAACCAGGTCAGCCCGACTTGTCCGACCTCGATCGACCAATAGAACCGCAGCTCCGGCGGGCCGATGTACCAGCGGAAGTTCTCGTCAGTGTTGACGATGAGGTTGCCGTTGGCGTCGCGCGTGCTCGGCCGCGTATCGCCGACCTGGCTGATGCCGGCCATGAACGGCGCGAATTCCTTGATGTGAATGGTGTAGCCGAGCCACTCCATCACCTGTTCGTAGTAGGCGCGCGACTGCCCGCCCTTCCACGTCATCATCAGCACCAGCATGCGCTGGCGCTCGGCGATGGTCGTGGCGCTCGGCAGGCACGGATCCGGCAATCGCCATGCGCGCTCCCATTCGGGCAGGAGCTCGATGGTCTTGCGCGGATCGCTCTCGCGCTCGAGCAGGTCGGCGGCGCGGCCGTCGACGTAGCCCCAGATCTGCGCAAGCCCGCGACAGGTGCGAACGAGGACGCTGTCCGGCTTGCGCGGCCAGGCGATGCCTAGCGGCAGCAAACGCAGAAACGGCCAGACGTAGTCATCGCCGCTGCGGCGGACGTGGCGATCGCGGTTAATCGTAGTAGTAGACGTCACCGAGCACCGCCATGTGGCCGGGGCCTTGCATCACGTCGTCGTCGTTGTTGACGAGATCGAACGACACGACCTGCAGCGCGTTCATGACCGCGTAGGATTTCCAGCTGGCGAAGATGGTTTGTCCCGGCTTCGCCTTTTCCCACAGCATTGCCTTGAGGCTGGCCTCGATCGACGCGCGCACCTCCGGCGTGTCGGGATCGAGCTTGGCAATGCGCACGTCGATGAATTGCTTGAGCGGCGCCAGGACCCAAAAGTCCTCGACCGCAACCGGCCGCATCGTGTCGATGTACTGCTTGACCGGGACGAGGTCGGCCTCGTAAGGAAAGCCATCGTTGTCGGCGCGCAGGTCGTCCATCATCACGCGCACGGTTACGGTCCCGACGCCCATCTCGAGCGGCGCGCACCAGGCGCGGGTCACGCCGGGCACCGCGAGCGCCCAGTGCTCATAGTCGTAGGCAGCCCCGCCTTGCGGTGGCTGGCGGATGCGCTTGAGCACGCGCGCGCGCAGTTCGGAATCGGTCTCGACGTCGGTGCCGCCGGTGAGCTCGCCGGCGACCTCCGCTATCGAATCCACGCCGGGAAGCACGACCGTAAAATTGAGCGCGGTCGCTTCGTTGCCGGCGACGCCGGCGTCGAGTGCGCGCACCGGCGCGTTGGTCGCCCCCTCGCCGATGACGATGTCCGCGGTGGTTTCGTAACCGATGTTATTGCCGGTGAGCTGGCTCCCGTTCGGCACCAGGGTGCCGGCGACGCCAGTGACCATGATCGTGCCCTGCGCGAAGGTCGCCTGCTTGCGGCCGGTGGTGCCATCGGCATTGACCAGCCAGATGTCTCCGTGACGGTCGAGCCATTCGTGCTCGGCGGTATCGGGGAGGAGCTGCTTGGACAGCCAGTCGATATAGCGCAGGACATGATGCGCCAGGCCGGCCATCGCGTCCAACATGACGCGCAGGACGTTGTTGCCGATGAAGGCAGCGCCGTAGAGCGAGGCGGTGATGTTATCACGCACCATCTCCCGAACTTGACGCAGTGTTGGAGTTTGCCAGGGCACGTTAGAACGAGACGTCAGCCATTTCTGACCAAAGATATTGCCAGCGCAGTTCGATTGCGGTTTTCGGCCCGCGATACATCACGACATAGATGTCGATGCGTTCCTTGCCGACACGGGCCGCTTGCACCTCGACCTGCGAGCAGATGCGGCGATCGATGAACGGTTGCAGCGCTTCGCGGACATAGGCTTGCGCGCGCACGACGGTGGCGCCTTCCTTGGCGCCCGGATCGGCGATCTTGGCGCGGCGCAACAGCCAATGCTTGCAGCCGATCGGCCAGCCGTTCCAGATTTCTTCCGCGTCGATGTCGGCCCACCAGCCGCGACGATCGGGGTCATCCGGATCGGGGACCACGTCGTCCTCGCCGGCGAGCGCATCGGTCCCGACCGCCAGGCGCACCGCGGTCGCCAGCTCCTCCTCCTCGCTCAAGGTACCGTCTGGCATTTGCAGCCAGTCCATCAGCGTGCTCTCAAGCGTGAAGGTCGTGTTGCGGAGCTTGATGTCGGTCATGGCCAGCCCGCCGTCACGTCGTAGTCGATGACGTCGTCGATATCGGTCAAGGCCATGATCGCGTTGCTCTTGCTGGTCTTGACCGTCAGCAAGTCTTCGCGGCGGGACGCGATGCCCGACATGATCGCGGAGATCTCGGCGAGCGTCAGATCGACCGGCGTCGCGCTCTCGATCGGCGTCCACCCCACCTTCGATGAGAGCGGGGTGCTGATGTTATCGACAGGTACAAAGGTATTTGAGATCGGTGTGAGCGCGGCGAGAGCGGACAACGCCGCGAATGCGAGCACGAGCGTGGTAGCGCCGCCAAACGCCACGGCAGTGTGTGCGATACCTCCGCTCAAGCCCGGTGCCGCATTGCCGGCAGAGGTTTGCAGTTTGTTGTTGACCGTGTTCGCGTCGACGGCAATGTCGCCGAGCACCGTATCGTTGAGAAACGACACCAGCACATTGGCCGCGCCGGCGAGATTATTGATCGCCACAACTTTGTCGTTGTGGTCGACGATCAGGCTGTTGCCGCTCGCGACCACGCCGGCATTGACCGGCTCGACCACGCCGGAATTGACCCTGGTGATGATGGCTGCTTCCTGCGCGTTCACTTGGGTCACGAGCGTGTTGGCGTGGGTTACGATGTTGGCGTTGATCAGATTGATGATAGTGTTGATCTGGCTGATCAGATCGTTTCCGCCGGAGGAACCGGGTCCGAGCCCGGCGAGGACGGATGGCATCGTCTTGGTCGACATGTTCGCGACCGCGCCATCGTCCGCCGGCCAGGTGTAGTCGCCTGCAGCAACCGCATGATGCAGCGGCAGTTGCCGCTTGCTGTCATAGAGCTCCTGGATCAGGTCGGTCTGTATCTTTTGCGCCTGCGCCAGCGTGAGCCCGGGCAACAGGTGCATGAACTGCTGGAAGAACGGACACCAGGGCGTCAGGTAGGTGAAGGTTTCGCGCAGGCCGTTGAGGTTATTCCCGGCCTCGTCCTGCAGTTCGATCTCGCCCTTGCCGTCGATCCACTGCACCATCCAAATGTTGTCGGGCAGCAATGACGAAACGTCGATCCCCTTGGTCGAGCTGTTGTCGACCGACATCAAACCGTGGTCGGTGTTGATCCACCACCGCACGATTCAGACCTTACAGTGCGGGTCTTTTTTGGTGATGATCGGCACATCCGAATAGCAGCCGGTATCGTCGACCCACACGCGGAAGTCCTCGAAGCGGATGTGCGCGTGCTGGTCGGTGACCTGCGTCGAATGCTTGCGATCGTTATGATAGGTGCTCGTATCGCTGCCACCGCGCTGCGCTGCATAGTATTCGCCGTGCCGCTGCGTCTGCACCTGGCCCTGCTGCTCCATATAGACTTCCGACTTGAGATTGTCATCGCGTGCCGATTTCTGGCCGAGCTCCTTCTGTTGCGTCTGCTGCTGCGGCTGAGCTCCCCGCGCGCCCTGCTGTTGCTGCTGTTGCTGACTTTGCGATTTGGGAACGAGGGCGATGCGCAGCACCTTGTCGTCACGGGTCGACAGATAGGTGCCGTCCTTGTGCATCAAAAGCTGCTGCCGATCGTCCTTGAGGCGATATTGCGCAGTGTCGCCTTCCTCGAGCTCTTTCAAGCGGTGGCGCCGGTCGTCGATCGCGATGATGACCGGATGCGAGCGCGAGCCGTTGATGTAGAGCACGATCGCCTCGGCGGCGTCGCCCTGCGGCTGCTGCCCGACATCGCCCGGCGTATTGCCCGCGCCACCGCCGCCGTTCGCCGCCGGCGCATCGAATTGCGGATTCGGCTGTTGCTGCTGGTCGTCCTGGTCCTGCTTCGCCGGGACGTTGGTAAACCCGTAGCTCTGGGCGCGCTCGACGTCGGTGTGGGTTTCCGACTTCATCACATCGAGCGACTTGGCCTGCTGCCAGAGATGCTTGTCGTCGGCCTCGCGCAAGGTCGCGCGTGACGCGCTGGTCTGAACCCGCTGCGCGGTGTCGAGGGTATTCGATCGCATGCTTTATCCGCCTCCGCCTCCGCCTCCGTTGCCGCCGCCGCCGTTCTGGCTGCGGTAGTCGTACTGCTGGCCGCCAGGCCCGCGGCTCAAGCTCAGCGTCGTGCGGGTCCCAGACTTGTTGTCTTGCGTGAACGTGACCTTGTTGAGCTTGAGGTCCTCGTCGACGATCAGCATCGGCGATGTCACGTGCACCATCTGTCCGGCTTGCCAGAGCCCGCCGCTCGGCCGCAGCCAGCCCTGCACGACGATGTCGACGTTGAGCTGCTCATAGCCGCTGACCTGATCCTCGAATTTGTTGCGCATCTCGGCATCGTCCTTGTCGCCGGGGTGCTCGAGCAGAACTTTTTTCGGCGCATAGACGCCCTGCGGTCCGCCAAACGAGGCGAGCATGCTGCCCGGCAACATGCTGAACGGCGCCTGCGCGGCCTTCGGACCGTGACGCTCGTCGGTGCTCGGCTGCTGGCTCTGGCCGTAGTTGTAGCCGGTCGATCCGCCTTTCAGGGTCATGATCTCGCGACCCTCGAGGATGTTGATGCCCTCGATCAGCGCGTCGCCGGTCTGATCCCATTGCACGCGGCCGGTCAAATTCCCTTGTGCATTCGAGCCGAGCACGATCCCGCGCTGGCGCGCGAGGGTGTCGAGCACGTTCCAGGCGGTCTCGCCTGGCGCCATGCATACGCGTTCGAACTTCTTCTCCGAGACCGCGCCGATCGGCTTGAACTGAATTCCGAATGGCTTGCATATCGTGTTCGCGATTTGGGTATAGCTGGCGTTCTTGATCTCGTGCGTGTCGTGCATCACCGCGCCGTAGTTGAGCGCCCGCGTGTAGTTGTGGCCGATGATCTCGATCCCGTGGCTCTCCCCGGTATAGGCGACCTGGCGTGTCTCGACGAAGCCGGAGATCGCAAGCTGGCCCGCGAGCATAACCGTGCAATGATCGCCGGGCCGGATGCGGATCGCGGTCCAATTTTTCGATAGCGGCTTGCCCTCCGAGCAGGTGAACCGAAAATAATCCGATGCGTGATATTCCTCGTCGAATACTGTGACGCTTTCCCAATCGCGATATTTCATCCCGTGGACCGTGATCTCGGCCACTTCCTTCGGGTTGAACGCCATCGGGCTGCCATCCGCCGGCGATCACGCCGAAAGTCCCCTGATCTGGTTCGGACAGAAAGCCGGGTGCACGATCTTGTTCTCGTCCACGAGCTCGTCGCTGCGGTCGCCGACGTGATAGAGAAACTGCGATAGCGCGAGCGCCGGCATCGGGACGACCTGATAGTCCAGCATGCGCGGCAGCGGCCGCGCGACGTCCGAGAGATAGCGCGTGATCGCGCCCGACAGCGAAATGAGCGCCGCATAAGCCGGATTGTCGGCCTGGTCGGAGGCGAGCTCCTGCGTGATGTCGAACCAATTTTTCATGCGCGTGAGCATGTCCTCGACATCTTCGCGGCTGGTGAATTCGGTGGCCGCCAGGATGCGGCCGTCCTGCGCCAGCGCCATCAAGGTCAGGTATTGCGTGACCAGGACCGCGGTGAGCTCGGCCGGCTGCTCGCTGGTCAATTGCTCGAGCACCTTGTCAAGCCAGTCGACCGTGATGCCGGCTTCGGTTGCCAGGGTGAAACAATTCAGGACCCGGGCGCCGAAGCTCCCGTCGACGACGTAGACATTGATGCGCGCCTGCAGGTCGCCGACCGCATAGCGCAGCTCGGCGCCAGCGCGGCCGGTCTCACTGATGAACGTCAGCAGCAGATCGGTCGCCCGTTCGACGATGCCCTCGATCTCGCTGACCGCTTTCCTGATCGCCATGTCAGCCTGGTCCTGTATCGGAATCGACGAGGGCTTTCGTTGCAGTGTCGGTCGACTGCTTAGCCGTTTGCTCGGCGTTGCCGGATTGCTGCAACAGGTTTGCGGTTGCGTCGATAAAGCCCTGCAGCGCCGGCGCTCCGGCCTCGATGAACTGCATATCGTATTCGAAGAATCCGCCGGTCTGCCGCTTGTCCGAGTAGCTCCACCGCTCGCACATCACGAGCATGCTGCCGAGCAACGGATGGATGAGCAGACCGGCGTCATCGTCATCGAGCGCGCTATTGAGCGCGGCGACTTGCTGCAGGACGTTGCCGGGGAATCCGTAGTCGCCGTGGATCAGGTAGCCCGAGAAATTCCAGCGCGTCGCCTCGCGGCCCATATCCTCCGCGTAGGGAACGTTGCGCTTCGGATACTGGTGGACAACCATTCGGCGGCCGCCGCCTCGGCTCGAGTTCTCGACGTGAAACAGCGCGCCGCGAAAGCTCGCGGGGATCAGCGCATCGCGCCAGACGTTATGGATGTCGCGGATCGAGGCCATTTAATTCGCCGTTATCGTGTCGGGCTCGCGCGTGATCTCGCGCTCGACTGTCGTGTTGCCCTCGAACACGCCGCCGGATTCGTGTTGGACCTTGATGCCCGGTCGGCCGCGGACGTTGACTCGGAGCCTGATGCGCGATTGCCGCGCGCGCTGCGCGAGTGAGGGGCGATCGAGGCCGGCATCGTCGACCGGGTGCAGCGGCGTGCCGGCATCGACATGCGCGCCGGGACGCAATCCGAGCGCGGTTGCCGGGTTCGTCGTGCCGCGCTGAAAGGAGGTGCTTGCGTTGCCGCGTCGATCGAATTCGCTCCACACCGGATTCGGCCGACCACCCGGCAGGAATTGATGCACCTCCTCATAGTGCAGATGGCCCCTGTTGATGATGCCCAGCGATTGGCCCTGCTGCACGGTCTGGCCGGACTGCACCAGGCTCGGGCCGTGAAAGGCATAGCGGCGGAAAATGCCGTCGCTGCCTTTGACCACCGCGTAATGGCCATAGCCGCCGGGATTGTTCCCGACCCACGTCACGACGCCATCGATCATCGCGACGGCATGGCTTCCGTCCGGCGCCTGCCAATCGGTTCCTGAATGCGGCCGGCCGCCAGGACGCCCGGCGCCGTAATGTGAGCGCGATCCGCCTACGAACGTGCCGGTGATCGGCGCAACCAGTCCTCCGGACTCGACCGTTGAGCCAGACGCCGGCGCTGCGGGCACCGCCGGTGCCGTCGCAGGACGATCGCCGCCTTGCTCGATCTGACGCTGCTGGTTTTCGGCAAAGCGTCGGCTGTCCTCGTGGGTGTATTCGCGGCCGTCGCGCCGGCCTTTCCAAAAGTTGTAAACCTCATTCGTGCCGGGCACTTTAATGCGCCCGGGCCCGCGCACATTTGGATCGCTGCCGCTGCCTTGATCGGTTCGCCCTTTGATCAGGTTGCTGCCGCCGGCGACCGCGTCGAGCGCGCTCTGATAAGCTTCCTGCTCGGCCGGGCCAATCGCCCTGCCCTGCGCGATACCCCTGTTGATCGGGCCATAGAATCCGCTGTGCAGCTCTTGTTTGATTGTGTTGCCGACCATCACCGAGCGATTGATGAGCGCCTCGAGCGTGGCAACCTTGCCGAGCCCGCGCGGGCCGGATTCGGTCGACAGCATTTGCATGACCAGCCGTTTGAGCGCCGGATCGCCATTGATTTCGGCCATCCGGCTCGCGCGCTGCGCCTTGAGAAATTCGTTACCGGATAGCCCGGCCGCAGCCTCAGCATCGGCGCGCCGCCGCTGATCGCTATCGCCGCTATCGGCCCGACCGCCGCCTCCGCCGCGCGGAAAGCGCGTCCGGGTGCCTCCGCCACCACCACCTCCTCCGCCGCCTCCGCCGGGAACTCCGCCGCCTCCGCCGCCCGAGAGGCGCGTGGCGAAGCCGGCAAGCCCGCCGGCGCCGGCTTCGGAGGTCGTGAACGCCTGCGCCGAGAGGTAGTTGTTGAGCTCGGCCATGCGGACGGTCGTTTTCTTGACGCTTTCGCCCAGATCCAGGACGAACTCGCGATCCTGCCGGAGCGAGAGCGAACCGGACTGCCCGTGCGTCGAGGGCGTGGGCGGGGCCGTGCCAGCCGGCGGCGTCAGCGGCGCGCTTTGAGGGAAGCGGCTCCTCCGCCTCACCGTCACGGTCGGGAGCTCGATCGCGCCCGGTCCGCCAGGAATAAGCGGCGCCTCGTCGGCCTTGGCGGTCGAGGGCGCGAGCACCGCGATGCCAGCGATGGTGGTGACGACCCACATGAGGCTGCCGATGCCGCTCAAGCCTTTGGCGAAGTTGCCGAGGAACGCGACGAAGCCGATCGCGACCAGCCCCTCGAGCACCGGCGTCCATCCGCCGAATTTCTCGCGCACGAACTGATCGAGCGCGACCACGATCGGCTTGAGCTTGTCGAAGCCGGCGATCAGCGCATCGATGGCGCCCGTGATGCCCTCGACGAATGCCTTGACGTCCGCCGACTTGATCGAGGAGAGCCAGGCGGCGAATTGATTGACGAGCTCCCGCCCGGGCCCGCGAAGATAGTTCTCGATGCCGAGCGACATCTCCTGGAACGCCGGCAACAGCACGGTGCCGAGCGTCGTCTTGATGTTCTCCCATGTGCGATTGAGGTTGACCCATTGCAGATTGTATTCCTTGAGCGCCTCGGTTGGGGCCTCGCTGATTTGCGAGAGGCCCTTGACGTTGAACATCTCCGACCAGGCGATCGACGATTGGCCGAAAATGTTCTTGATCGAGACTTGCGATTGCGTCGCCATCCCGCGCGTCTGCCGCGCGAGAAACCCCATCGCCCGCTCGATTCCGTTCCGGCCTTGAACGAGGCGGATCAGCTCGGCTCCGAGCTGCGCTCCGCCTTTGCCTCTCGCGAGCTCCTGGAATTCGTGCGCGCGCGTGCCCTGCACGCGCATGTTCTCCAAATGCTTAGCGAGCGACTCGACGTTCGAGCGCGCCTCCGCCTGGCTCATGCCGAACACGCGGCCGGCATCGGAGAGCTCGCGCAGCCGTTCGGCAGTGATGCCGATCTCCCTTGCAGCGTAGTGCAGCTGCAGGCCCGCTTGCGCGAACTGGTTCATGGCCTGCGCGGCCCGGGCGAGCCCGGCGAGCATGCCGCCGCCGACGAAGGCGCTGATTCCAGTTATGCCTAAGAGGCGAGTGAATTCACGGTCGACGCCCTTGGACAGCCCTTCGAGCGCCTTCCACTGCTCGGTGAATTGCGGGAACCGGACGGCATGATCGCGCGAGCGCAGCTCACGCTTCATGCGCTCGTACTTCTCGGAGAACTCGTCCGTTATCAGGACTTCGATGAGCGGCGTGCCGGTCGGCATTGCTTTATTGCGAGTTGAACAGTGAAGGCGCGGCCCGGTCGGATCCGGTCTTCGCCATCTGCGGCGTGTATTCGATGATGTGCGGCGTGAACAGGTTGCTGCCGCTGCTCCTATCGGCGGACTTCGACGATGAGACGTCGATGTCGACGGTGGCCGAGCCCTCGAGCGGGCCGCCGTCGGCGCCGGTGCCGGCGATCAGCGAGCGCGGACGCGTGAGCGACGCGAGCTCGTCCGTATCCCAGCTTGTTCGCGGGGCAAACGAGTGCGGGGCGGGATGGCCGGCGTCGAGCCTCTGCCGCCACAGCACCTCGCTCAGCGAAAGCGTCGTCGGCTCGACGTGAAACAGCGGTTGATTGGGCCGCCCCTTCATTCCGGTCGGGAACGTCTTGGGCGTGTAACCCATCTTCTCGGCTTGCGCCGCCGACACGTCGACGATCTTTTGGGTTCTGATGCCCGGGCCGACGTCGGTTTGCCGGACCTTGTATTGCTCGCCGGTCGGTGTCGTCAGCAGGAACCATTGGCCAAGCGTTTCCGTTGAGGCGAGCGCGATGCCTTGTTTCGATTCCGGCACGTCGAGCCCGTTGCTGCCCGGCTTGTCCATCGGGTCGACCCAATTGTACCTGCCCGCGAAGTTCGCGAACCAGCTGCCGAGTCCCCAGCCCTCGGTGACGCCGCTCAAGATCGAGCCCTTGCGAGGCGGCAGCGGCGTCGCGCCGGTGGTTGGAAGTTGATAGCCGCTCCTGCCTGCCTTGCCTTCCGGGCCGCCGGGCAGCAGATAAGCATTGAGCTTCTCGAGCTCGTAATCGAGCGAGGCGAATTGATTGGTGAGATCGCGCTTGGCGGCGCGATCGAGCGCGAGATCGCCGAGTTGAATGCCGCCGGCCGGAGGCTCGAGCGCGCCCTGCTTTTGCGGCCCCTTGCCCCACAGATCAATGTTGCCCTTGAAGATGTCTTTCAGGATATCCCAGATCAGCCCGGGCAATGCTTCCGGGCCGCCGCGCGGCGCCTCGGGATGTTCCTTGAGCGTCTGTTCGCGTTGCTTTCGCAGTTCCTCCCGGATCTCTTCCTTGCGGGTGAGCAGGGTGACCAGCGCGGTGATCACCGCGGCATAAGGCGCGATCTTGCTGAGCGCGGTTCCCATGCCGAACAGGAACGCGACGATGCGAGTAGCGACCAGCGCCTCGAATACCCTCGGCCAGCCGATTCCCATCGCTTGCACGACGGCGTCGGCGGCAGCGAATGCGGAGGACAGATCGTCGACGATCTTCGCGGCGCCGGCGCCGATTGCCTCGAGCTGCTTGCCGAAGCCGCCCGAGCTGACCCATTCCGTGAGCGCGGCGATCCAGCCCTTGACCCGCTCGACGAGCTTGGCGCCCGATTCCGACTGCAGGTATTTGTCGATTGCCGCATAGAGGTCCTTGAACGCCGGCAATAGCGCAATGCCGATCGTGGTTTTGATGTTCTCCCACGATCGCTGCAGATTGATGTTGGCGAGATTGTAATCGACGAGCTGATCGCGGTTGAGGTGGATCAGCGGCCGCAGGCGCGGGAGGATGCGCGCCAGATCGGCGACGGCAAGATTTCCGAAGCCCAGGAAGCGCGAGAAATGCGCCTGCGTCTCGCGCGACATCCCGCGCAGGCGGGTGATCAAGAGCTGCAATGCCCGTTCCGGCCCCTCGGTCCGGTAGGTGCGCATCAACTCGTTGTAGAGTTGGACGCCGGTGCCGCGGACGCCGCGCGAGAGCTCCTCGAACAGTCGCGATTGCGTGCCCTTGTGGAACGCCTCCTCGAGCGTCTCCATGGCGTGACTGATGCCGGACTGCGCCTCTTGCTCGCTCTCGCCGAGCACGCGCAAGCCGTCGGTGTAGCGCTCGAGCGCATCGACCGAGATGCCGAGTTGTTGCGCCGTGTAGTGCGACCGGATGCCGGTCTGCGCAAATTGGCTGAGCGATCTCGAGGCGGCGGCCAGGCCGGCGATGACGCCGCCGGCGCCGAGGATGCCGCCGACGCCAGAGAGCATAGCGAGCGAGCGCAGTTCGCGGCCGACCTTCTGAGCGGCCTGGCCCATGAGGCCGAGGTGCTCGCGCGCCTTGTCGGTGCGCAGCTCGTTCAGGCGCAAGACTTCGGCAACGGTCTTGCGGACCTGCGCCGAGATTTCGTCGCGCAGCGCGAACTTTATCTCGATGACTTGGTCGGTGGTGTTGGCCATCTATCTGCGCATCCGCTCCGCCATCTCCTGCTCGGCCTGTATCTGATCCTGCAGGCGGCGCGTCCAATGGAGATTGCGCTTGAGCTCGTCGATTGTCTTGTCGAGGAACACTTGCGGATCGACGTGATAAAACTGCGCGAGCCAGTAGCTATAGAGGACGAGATCGTCGACGCTCCCGTCCCCTACATAAAAAATCGGAAGATCTTGAGCGAGATCGCGTTCCAGTCGCGCGCCATCAGCATGCGCACGCTCGAGGGCGGGATGGCCGCGAGCTGCGAGATCATCTTGGTCATCTTGATCTCGTCGAACGAGAGCTTCGGCTCGCCGCCGCCCATGCCGGAGATGACGATCGGATTGCCGGCCTTCTCGATGTCGCCGCCGGTCGGTTCGCGCCATTTGAGGACTGCGACCTCCTCGCCGTGCGCCTGGATCGGCCTCGTCAGAATATGCGAGAGCGGATCGTCGTTGGCTTGCGGCTCCTCGACGGCGGCGGTCTGCGCGTAATCGAGGCCGCCATTCTGCGCCGACGACGTCGGCGTCTGCTGCTGCGGCTCATGCGTCGGCGCCGCCGGCGCCGGCTCTGCGAGTGGTTGACTGTTCATTGCCTCGTTCATGCTTCCTCCTGTTAAGAGCTGATCTCCTCGCAACTCGTGCCCTCGAACCGCACGCGCACCTGGCCTTCACGGGTGTTGTTCTCGAGGGCCGATTTGCATGCCGCCTGTTTGAGCACGTAGGTTTTGCCGTTGATGAGCTCGGCGGTCACGGTGACGTCGACCATCGCGTCAAGGTCCTCGAGCAGCACCTCGGGCGTCGTAGTGACGTCTCCTTCGATCCACGGCACCCGCGGCAGCTCTTGATAACCGTGCACGTAGTCTTGGCCTGCGAGCATCGTGCGCTCGATCGGCGACGACGACACGGTGAAGTTGCCGCGGAGTGGGTATTGATCGCCATCGACCTTGAAGAAGGCCGTGCCTGCGACTGCTTGCGCCATAGTGGGATCTCCATCTAGCGGGAGTGACGCGTCTCACGACGGATCGAGCGGTCCTGATCCCGCGCGGGCCGTTTGCGCGGAAGAAAAGGCGCGGGCGCCTTTCGCTTCGACTTACCGGAGAATCTCGGCGTCCTGGCCGCGGTTGGATTGGAGTCTGAACTGCACCAGCACGGCGTAGATGCGCAGCTGGTTCACGAGATCGGGCGGGTACAGAACGTTGAGCCGATTCGGGTTATTAGGGTCACGCTCGACGATGAGGTTCGCCTTGTAGCTGGCGACGTCCTCGACCAGGCCGTTGAATTCGTCGATGCGATATTCGGCGACGAGCTCGGCCTTGACGATCTTGGGCGTGACAATTTTCTGCCCGACGCCGAAGCGGGTGCCGTCGTTGGCGAGTTTATGGCGCGGGAATTTCGAGGTGATCGCCTGGCGCTGATTGCGGATCAGCCGCGCCAGCGTTGCCATGGTGGTCACCAGCTCATAGGCATCGTCGCTCTGGCCATAGAGGTTGAGCTGGTAGGTGGTCGTGTCCCGCATGATCATCGGCTGACCATCGGAGCCGCGTTTCTGCGTCGCGATACCCACGCCGGAAAGGCTGTTGACCTCCGGCAGGATGAACGTGTCCTCCGGCCTGGCCGGCAGGATCTTGTTGAGCGACAAGGTCTGCAGCGGGCGCGCCGGATCGTTGGTCAGCGCGCGTGCGGACTTGCTGGCATAGGCCGCCGCCCACTCGTAGGTCGGCGATGGCGCCAGCGGCTCGACGCCCATGATCGAGGTCGGGCCGAAATTGCGCGTCTCGCCGAACACGATGAGGTCGGAATAGTCATCGCGCTTGGCAGCGAACAGATGACCATAGAGCTGGCGCATCCAGCCCCAGCGTCCGGTGTCGTCGAACCCCCATTCCTGCTCGAAGTCGAACAGCGTATTCGAATCGGTGTTGGCAAGCGCGACATATTCATATTCGTGCTCGCCGAGGTTCGCGATCGCGTTGGTGTAATCGGGCACGCCGGCGCCGCCGGAGAGGCTTGCGGGCATCGTCACCGCCATGCCGGGCGGGAGCGCCTGGCCGCCGACTTTGCCGTAGTAGTTCAAAGTCAGCGAGATGTCGTTGCCGTTCACGCCCTTGGTCTTGCAGGTCAACGTGACCGTGTCGGTTGCGGCCGCCGCGGTTACCGGCAAGCTCGGAATGTCGTTGATCGCCGCCGCCAGCGCGGTGGCGATGGTGTCCGGCGTGTCGGTGGTCCCGCAGACGATGCCGACGTGATGCCCGGCGATGTAGAGATGCAGCATCCCGGCCTCGGTCGGGACCGCGTCGATCGAGATGTCGCCGGTTGCCGCAATCGAGCCCGCCAGCGGCGCGACCGGCAGCGCCCAAATCTCCTGCGCGAAGTTGTTCGCGAAGCTCGCCGCGAACATGCAAGCGAGCTCGGATCCTTCGCCATATTGGTGATCCGCCTCGGCCTGCGTCCCGATCGGCCGCGGCACGTCGGGCACGGCGATGCCCGCGGTGACGCCGGTGGTCGCGTCGCTTTCGGTGATCATCGAGCCGACGAGGAGGATCGGCTGCCGCACGATCGGCAAGCCCGCCATCGACGGATCGATCTCGGCCCAGAATAGCGGCATCCGCCAATTGGCGGGAATCGAGTCAAAGCTGATGGGCATGGACGTTCTCCATCGGAGGAAAGGCGCGTCTCACGACGGACCGAGAAAAAGAGGCGAGGCGCGCCGCTTTAGGTTTGCGGATCGCGCGCGCGCCGGCGTTGGTGCGTTGTGCGCTCGCCTTCGTCCTCGCGCTTGTGCGCCTGCGGCGCGCGGATGGCTTCCGCGACCGCGTCATCCGCAAGCTTGACCGTACCTTCCCTCAGCCGCCGCCAGGTGAAGGAATCGAGCGGCCACTCGACCGAGTCGCCGATGTTGGGAAGAAATTTCTGGCGCGTGACGCCGTGTTGGAGGGCCCGGCGATATTTCTCTTCCGTGGCGACCACGCGCACATGCGTCGGCCGCGAAAGATCGTCCGGCTTGTGCCGCTTC